GTTTCTTTTCTTCTGCCACTTAAACCTCCGTTGGCTGTTTCTTTTTACCAATGTTGTACTTGGATTCAAGAGTCCATTCACCTTTATCTTTAAATGCCAGGACCTTAATCTGGTTTAGTGGAGCGAGGTCTTCTGCCTCTGTTGCTACTGATATCTCTACCAACCCCCAGTCTGATAGGAGTTTCGCAATGCGATTGCGACGTTGGACATCGTTGCTTGTTATGTTAGTAGGTTTACCATCCAGTGCAAAGAGTTCTTTGAAGTGGACGATGTAATACTTACCTCGTTTATGTAGGATGTGACAAGACTGATAGAGTTTACGCTCTTTTCTGGACGCTACACCTATACGAGTCAGTGTCTCCCTCACTTTGAGAAAGTCATCTGGTTCCTTTAGGGTAACCTCCAGCATCATGTCTTGAGACCAACTGATCTCATCACTCATTGTCTTCCTCCAGTATTAAGTTTTGATCTAATAACTTCAAGTTGCTCTTTAGACAATATTCTCATAGCCTGCTGAGCTTTCTCAGTATTGTAACCATAGTATTTTTTCACAAGGTCAAGGTCACTGTTTTTGGACTTCTTATCCCAAGGAGAAAATCGCTTTGATTTTCTAACACTATGTATATAATATTGATACTGAAGAAGGTTATCCAAATGTGAAGAAGCATTCATTTCATTGGCATGTATAACCGTGTCAATGAATCCAGACAGACATTTGTTTACAACGTATGCTGGATACTTTTTCATTGCTCTCTCATCTCCAGAGAGGTCACCTTTTTTTAAATTTATACTGTTGAGATAGTCCTTAAGAGGATACTCATGCATATAACTGCTCCAGTGGCGTTCTATTAATGTCGTAGTTACATACTAGCAATTCTTTCTTCTGCTTATTGTCTGGCCTATGCTTCATACCATAGGTAATTTTAAATTCTTCTTGATGGAAACTACTATACGCTTCCTTTAGACTGTCGGAGTTATTATATGTCACAAACCAGTCATGTTTACAGTCCTCACATGCCTTGATGAAATCCTCATGGTTGAATGACTTATGCAACTCAGCATTACTACCATAGAGATAGACACCAATCTGATATGGTGGGTCTAGGTAGATGAATGTGTCCTCACCTGGTGCTGCCATCACCTCAGAGTAATCAAGGTTAGTAATCCTCCACCCTTGAATCAAACTAGAGATAAACTTAAGACCTGATGCTCCACGAGTAGTGAAATTCTGACGTGATGCAGTAGCACTGAAGGAACTATTCTCTGTTAGACCAGAGTAACTACACTTGTTAAGAATCCAGAAGAGACATGCTCTCTCAAAGTCATCTTCCTCTGTCTTAATGTTATCCTTAGATGCCTTAAACAACTCCTTGGCCTTATCCTCTGAGCTATGGTCTATCTTATACTCACGCAATGCCTCACTCAGGTCATCACCTCTCTTCTGTAGTTGCACCCAGAAGTTATAGAGGTAAGTATACTTGTCATTAATCCATACAGGGATGTCAGGATTCTTCTGTGCAAATAGTAATGCAACTGACCCACCACCTATGAATGGTTCACGATACTCTTTAAGGTCAGTAGGAAAACGAGGGATAAAGTCTTTTGCTACCCTTGACTTACCGCCAGGATAACGTAGTGGAGTTTTCAAATACTTCATAATAATTTTAAATTAACTTGGGGTAGTCCATATGGACCTGTGTTGACCTTTCCAGTAGGTAAAGCATTAAATGCTATAGTCCATCTATCAAAATCTTGCATCTGTCTTCCAGAGAAGTGATGCAACCAGGATGGGAAGATGATTAACTTACCAGGATTGGACTGATACATCTCATTGATGCCTAGGTTCCAACCATCATCCTTCATAAGGTTGTCTTGCCATACGTCAAGCGTATCGCTAGTCCTTGGTGTACAAGGGTCACCAAAGATAGTAGGAGCACCCTCTGTAATATAGTATACACTACTTACATAGGACATGGGGTGCCTATGTAACGGATGTCCCCATCCACTCTGGGATGGAGCATGATTAAACCATGCAATACTTATCTCTAACTGGTCACAGTTAAGCTCAAACCTTTCCTTATATTGTGCCAAGCACTCATTGAAAAACTTAACCACCCTCTGCACACATGGTGCATCCTGCTTATGCATGTCAGTCTTACTGGTGATGACACCTTCAGGAAAATTAGATTGGTTAGCAGGGAATTCTCTACCCCATGCTTTAAATTCTTCACACCACTCTGGAGTCCATCCAGGGTCGGTGTATTCCATTATCTTAACAGGAAAGTAATGTAGTTCCTTCTCCTCTATCATTTCTTATAGTCCTTCAGTGGTAATGGTCCTAGGATATCCCACCCCCTTACCTTTGGTACGTTAACCATAGGTCTCTGCCATCCACCCATATTAATATCACCTTGTGGGAATGAATTAATTGCTATTGAATACCTATCAATAGGGTCAACGTTAGGGTTACTACCATGCACCAACCAACTTGGGAATATTATTAGTCCTCCAGGACCACCATGGTAGAAGAATTGACAATCTGAACCTGGACCTCCGTCCAAATGTAATTGACCCCACTCTCTCTTGTCTACTGGGTCTAAGAAGAGAGTAGGTGCTCCCTCAGTAAGATAAAATATAGCACTCAAGTAAGACATTGGATGCCTATGTGGGATATGACAATGACCTGACTCAGGATGTGCCCAGTTACACCATGCTTTATTAACAACTATTCTATCGCAACACCATCCATTATCAAAGTGTAATGTGTCTATACACTTCTGTACCCACGACATGAGTGGTTTAAATTCTTCCTTATTATGGATGTCATCAGTAGTACCAGGACCACGTGTAGGCATCGTTGCCAGCACATCATCATTATAGGACCGATAATCAAGTAACTTTGCTGCTTCTAACGAAGCATTTGTTAGTTCCGCAGTTGCTTGGAAAGACCAACAGCGAACTGGAAATACATTCTCAGTATTATATACTTGTCTACTACTCATAGCACCTCAATTGTAGTTTGTTGATTGATTACACCTACAGGTAAAGCATTGAAACTAACGCTCCACCTTTCTTCCTGCGTAACAGCAGTGTCATGCACCAACCAACTAGGGAATATAATTAACTTACCAGGTGTAGACTCTATCTTCTCCACATGCTGCACATTAGTACCAAAGTTAGTGGCATCAATCTTAGGTCTTTTATTTATCTCAATCTGGCCTAGTGCTCTCTGTGCGAGAGGGTCGTAGAATACGGTAGGGGCACTCGTATTCAAATACAAACACCCACTCCAGTAAGAATTAGCATGACGATGAGGTTCCTGAGCAGTCCCTACAGGGTAGTAATTACCCCACATAGAGGTGACTCTAAACCCATCACAGTCATAGTTATTCTCTTCCTGTATCTCATTAAGAGAATGCTCAAAGAATGTAGTCATCTCACTGAATGCAGCAAGCTCCTGTAACCTAGGACCACAATTTAATACTCCTGTGTTAGGTCTAGGTTTTAAATCTTGCTGCATGATTAACTCTACCCAGTTAGTCATAGTAGCAAACTGGAATTCATATACTTCAACTGGATACAGGTGTATTTTATTCATACAACTAGGTCGGAGAGAGTGTATAGACTAAACAATTCAAGTTTTGCAGCACACATATTAGTATCTGCCTCACCACTCACCTGCCTATCGACAATGGTGGCAACTCTGTTAACAGTATACCCTGCTTCTCTCAATTTTTCAACTGCTTTGATAGCACTACCACCTGTTGTAACAACGTCCTCTAGGACAGTGATAGTAGCACCCTCCTTCTGTGGTGGTCCCTCTATCCATGCTTGTGTGCCATGACCCTTTGGTTCCTTACGGACAATGAGTCCATCATATCCACTAATCATAGCGACACCTGCCACTAGAGGGTCAGCACCTAGGGTTAACCCTGCTACTGCTGCCGACCCTTCCTCTACAAGTGTTGATAATTCTAAGCATGCACGACGTAAACCGTCACCACTAAGGGTAACATTCTTACAGTTAACATAGTGCTCAGTCTCTTGACCTGATGACAGTTTAAAGTTACCTAGTTTGTAACATCTGTCCTTTAACATTTGTAGTAGTGTCATTGCCAGTTATAATGATAGAAATTTCCTTCGGGATGAAACATAGGATCTTCACCCACAATACGGTTATGTAACATAGACTGTCCTTTAAAGTCTGTCCTCCCCTCTAATACTTCAAGTGCTTCAACTATCTTCAGTTGACCTTCAGGAGACTTAAGTTTAAGAACTAAATCAGGTTCTGCCTTGAGTGAATAGTTAGTAGTAACTCCTTCATACTGACCAACACTATACACGACAGCACAGACAGTATCTGGAAACTCTGGAGAAACAACTCTGTTTAAGACAGAAGCAGCAACACCATATTCATCATCAGTGTTTCGTCTTGCTTCTGTTTGCACTACCTCAGCAAGACAGGTATAGGAGTGGGGTGGTAGGTCTGCTAGTAATGGAATCATTTGATTTGACACCTCATCATAAGTTCAGTCATGAATGCTACCATATTAATCTCTTGATCGACTACGAAGGAAGACTTGTATTGATATTCCGCAATAATTAATACTGCCTCTGGGATAGAGGATGCATCAAAGTATTGATACAGGTTATCATATACCTTACGCATGATTACATGTGGTTCGTTGTCCATATTCTGAGCAACCCACTTCTTCATGTTAGTAAACTCTTTATTCCTAAGGAAACCAACTAGCTTATCAATAGAGAAATCATTTGATGCACCTAGTATACCTGCATCTATCTTACCAGTTGCAGCATACCTTTGCAACTCATTCAATGTCCTACGGAAGTCAGGAAAATACTTTGTTACAACTTCGGCCACTACCTTCTCTTCGTACGAGATCATCTCCATCTCTAGGATAACCTTGACTCGATGGAAGAATGCCTCTGCTACTTGGACTTTATGCTTACCATTGACCGAAAAATCGACCACTGAACACCTGCTATGGAGGGGTTCTATGACCTTGTTTTTATAGTTACACGTGAATATGAACCTGCAGTTCTTCTGAAACTCCTCAATGGATGCCCTAAGTAAGAGCTGTACGTCTGGCGTGGTATTA